TGCTGCATTGGATTGATAAATGGCATACAATGCTCCCAAAGCAATAACAAGTAAACCAATACCAGTACCAGCTATTGCAACCTTTAACAAGTCAAGGCTTTTCTTAGTTGCTAATGTTGCAACTGCTGCACCCTCTTCAGCAACTGCTAATGTTCCAACCGCACCAGCAGCAGCAGTTGTAGTTACTATCTTTTCTTTCATAAAGATATTCTGAAAAGCTATCTTCGTTGCACCTTGACCTGTTACTAATGTTGCTATCTCTTGCAATCCACTTAACAATGCTAATGCACCTTGAGTCTTTGCTATTGTCTTATTTAAATCTTCAGACTCAACTCCAAATAATGCTGCTGCACCTTGTGCTACTGCAAATCCACCAGCAAGACCTTTAACTGCTCCAAGTGCTGCATCAAATTTAAAAGTATCAGATGCAAGTACCTTTACTCTTTCTTGAGTATCACCTATCTGATCTTGTAACTTACCTGCTTCAATTGATAACTTTTGGAATGCTTGACTACCTTCTTCACCAGCACCTTCAAGTGCTGATAGCTGCTCTTTTAATTCTCTTAACCTACCTTTGAGTGATTGTGTTTTCTTTTCTGTTGCATCACTTCCTTTACCAGTATCTGCTAAAGACTTCTGATAGTTTGCTAATGCCTCCTTTGCTTGTAATACTTGTGCTGCATTCTGTTTGATTTGACCACCTAATGTAATGGCAGCCTTACCAAACTTAATTGACTCACCAGTTAGCTTAGTTAGTGCATCACGATTCTTATTAATGTTAGCTATGTTACTATTGATTGCCTTGCTAACCTCTTGTGAACTAAATGCAGCAGACATAGACTTACCCATTGCCTTATATGCATCTGCACCCTCTTTAGCAGCAGCCTCTGCACTATCTCCAATAGCTTTATTGGCATTGATGATTGTATCAGTTACACCTTTAAGAGATGCTGCTTTTGCTTCGTACTCAATGTAAACTACTGCCACGTTGCTGAGATTTTATGAACGACTCAAATTTAGTTAAAAATAATTCAACATCACCACTCATAAGTTGATTGTATGCTACCACATCACCTTCAACAATTGTCATCACTTGATCTTTAATTCTCTTGGTCGTTTCGGTCGCTCTGTATCTTGGAGAGAATCTAAGTGGGTCAATGCTTTGATTAGATTGCGTTGTTGCTCCACGTTGTACTCCCATAATTTCTGCATATCTTCGGCTGACATAGACATTAAGGGTATTAGCGGCTCTATAGCCACTCGTGTAAAAAAATCGTGTACACCTCCATTGCACATCTTTTCGAACACATCAAGTTTCTCTTTGTGAATATCGTTGTTGATGATAGTAGGGTCTTCATCATCTCTTATTATCCAAGTGGCTGCAATGTTAAGTAAGATGTCTCTATGTATAATGGTGTCTTGCCGTTCACGTATGATATGAATGTAGGTAGCAACCAATGCAGCATTCTTAGGATTTGATAGACCAGCACTCAATGCTTTCTCCATTGCTTCTAATATCAATTCCATTTCACTACCGCTTATACCACTACTCAATCGTTCAAGTAATGCCATAGACATTGAAAACCTTTCCAATGGCATATTGGTCTCTTTCGGGAAACGTAGGTAGTTGTACCCATCTTGAGTGAATACCTTAACCAAGTTGTAACTTGATTGCTTCTTATCCCACTTATTGAATTGATGCCATAAACTGCGTGGCATTAATCTTCTTAATAACTTCATCTATTGTGTTGTTGCTAACCAGCCTGTCAAGATTGGTTAAGGTTATTAGTGTTGTGCCTTGATTCTCTACCACCATCATTATCTGACTAACATTAACTAAGACCTTGCAGTCTCCTAAGTCTATTGCAGATAGTTCTTGTAACTCTTCATCTTCAATGTTCTTGTTGTATTCGATTAACGTAGATTGAATGATAATAAAGTTAGCCATTGTCACCAGTATTGATGTGGGCATTGTGCATCTTCTACTCGTGTCTTAGCTGGTAGAAAACATCCACAAGCATTGCATAGATTCAATCTCTTATACCTATGTTGGCAGTTATTACATATTGCAGTTCTTTCGCTGCTTAATTTCTTATTCTTAGAACTTGCAGTTAGGTAATAGTACCACCCTTTAATTATTGCGTATAGCTTACTCATAGTGTTAGATTAACTATTGATGGTTCAGTATCAGTTACCGCAATGCTAAAGTCAATGCAAGTATAGGTGTCAACACCTATGGTTATATCTTGCCTAACTCCATTAGGTGTATCAGTTGTTATCCATAAGGTATAACCTTGTAGTGGGTCAATCAATACACCTTCAATGGTAATGTTACCGAACTCATCACTAATGGCTACAAAGGTCTGTATGCGACCAGTAGCCTTATACTGAATGCAAACAAGGTAAGAGGTATCTGGTTCAGCCACTCCAAAGGTTAGACCAGTAGCACATACATCTACATAACTACCAGAATCGTAACAAGGTGAACATATGCTCATAGGTATCGTTTTAAGATTGAATTCACAAAGTAACGGAAACAATCAAGAAAATCTGCACGTTCGGATAAGTTTTTTCTGTTACTCTTAATGATACCACCATCAGCATTACATTGTACTTGCTTTGCATCAAATACGAATCCTTTGCACCTAACAGAGTTAACCTTGATCTCAAGTCTTGTAAGGGCATTGTTGCAATCAATCCTACTATTGTAGTGGGTAGGGTTAGCTGGTATTATTATCTGGCTATCTGCAAGAAACAATCTACGTTTGATTTGGGTATAGGCACTTGAGTTATCTCTTTGCTGGATACTCCTACCACTACCCATTGCATCACCAGTTATTCTTAGCAGTCCTCTTGGTATATTCAACCCCTCAACATAATCACAGAATGCATCAATGCTACCCTTATCTATGTTTATCTCACCAATGACTGAACAACCTTTAGTTGTGTGTTGCTGGATGATTAATGCTGATAGTGGGTTAATATTAAAATCGACTGATACGAATACTGGTAGGTTAGGATTTAGACTTAGTGAATCGTCTATGTGTCTTTCATCGTCCCAAGCATACAAGAATGGGTTACTCACATCGTCCATTACATCCCAATCACCCTCAACAAATCTTTGATACTGAATGGGTGGTAACTCTTTAAGTGACTCAAGGTAGTCTTGACTTATGTATGGATTATCTGTGATGCGTGAGTTAATGTATGTCCATTTTTCTGGTAGTGTATTAGTTCGCCACCTCTCATAGATTACACTCTTGACCCAATTATTTGCAGGGTTGCAAGTAGCCAAACATACTATTGGTGGTTGACCATCTGCTTTATTCCACGATCCTATACGTTCTTGAACCTTATAGAATGTTTGCTCTTGTAGTTCATTGACCTCATCCAATCCAGCACCATTCACCTCAAGACCTCTAAACCTGTTTAAGTCCTTATCATCATCATATGACTCAGCCATAAAGATTAGTACACTACCATTGGTGAACGTGACTACATTGGTCTCACGATTCCACGAACTAATATAGTTGCTTAAACCATCGTTAAGTATTGAACTGAATGAAGGAAAGGTAGTCCGCTTTAAGTCTGGTAATGTCTTTCTTATGATTACCCATCTTGACTTAGGGTAGAGTAAGCAGAGTGATGATAGTGTTAGGAGTAACCAGTATGTCTTACCACCTCGTATTGCACCACCAAATACTATTACCTTCTTGACTCCATTAACTGCTAAGTCATATGCAGTTGTTTGCCTCTTGGTTAGTTTGAAACTCATTCATCTTTGTCTCCTTCAGTCCTTATAATAATCAATGGCTCAGTAGTATACATTGTGCTTTCACCATTGTTTGCCCACAGCTTTCTTTGCCGATTGGCTAACCAATGTTTAGCTGCTGGAGTATCTGGTGGCAACTCTTTTTTCAACTGAACTATCTGACCATCTTTAGTCAATGCCTCTTCAATGATCGTTAAACCCAATGCTCTCTTGTACATTGCCTTTGCCACCTTACCATCTGCATCTTCTTTCCCTTGCGTTAATGACTCGGAAAAACTGGGATAGACTTTCTTCCACTCATTGAATGTATCTTGATTGATACCAATGATTGTAGCCATCTGAGTATCTGTTAGACCAAGCAATGCCATCTCAAATACCTGTTCATTGAATGCCTCCTTATACTTAGTTGGTCTACCAGCCTTGTTAGGTTCGTCTTGTGATTCCATATTACAAAGTTAGTAAAAGTTAAAACTGGTATGTATCAATTCTTTTTTTTAACATATCAATAAACTTTTCCATCATAGCTGAATAGTAACTATTGAAATCTTGGTATCCTTCAGCGTTACGTTCGAATAAAACATACAGGCACGATCTTAATCTTTGACTGGGAGTCTTTGAACCCATCTCTTCAGCATCTATCTTGATTGACTTGAGTAACTCTTCATCATTGTAATTGAATGCCTCACCTTTGAATGCCATTACACCTACACCAGATGTCCACTGGTTGAATAACTCAGCAGCCTTAGATGGTGATAGTTCTTGTGTACCTATCACTACCTTTAGAGTCTTATCTCTTCGGGTAGATACTGATTCAATAGCACAAGGTATAAGTAATAGGTTATTCTCCATATGTTGAGTTGTAGTATTGTTCGGCTGTTTCGTCTAAATCCCTTCTACCCGCTGAATATCCCATATTGTTAGCATCAATAATCTGTTGCTTCTCAAATGCTTTGGCTTGTTCAATATGCTCATTAGTAATTACAGACCATTTTCGCTGTTCTTCTAACCACTCAACTGCTGTTTGCTTGTTCTTATCCATAGAACTCATTGTAGAAATGCTTTGATGCTACTTGTGAATACCTTTCTGTCTCACTATCTTCTAATCCACATTCATAAGCACCCATTACCTCAACCTTATGTTGTGATTTAAGTTCTTCATAGTTAGATGTCAGCCATAGATTGAAATCATCTATGTTAAGTTCGTTTTGTTTCTCAAAGATTAATTCAATGCAGGATTGTTCAGCAGCCATAGTGTTCAGATTTAGTTGGTTTACTTGATTTATATTCAGCACTTACTCTGTCAAGATATTCTTTGACCATTGACTTGATAAGCTCCTTATGAGTTGTTGGTATTCTAAATGTGATATTGATGGTGCGCTCTCCATATTTGAATGGATGCCCAGCACCAAGTCTCTTACCACCTCTATTGTCTTTCTTGATTTGTTCCATAGTCAACAAATATAGTGATTATATGATTATGTTTTACATTGTTTGTTAGTGCAAAATATCTTGCCGTGATATACTTTAGCGAATTCGCATTTACCACCTCTTATCTCATAGTATGTAAAATCACATTCTAATCTCCACATCTCACGAAATGGATAAGAGGTATTGAATAGGTTTTCAAATTCATCATAAGTAAGGTTCATCTCATCCAGCATTACGAATGGTTCAGTAAGGTGCTTATCCAAGTAATTGATATACTCAGAAAGGTTTTTCCCAGTCATTGTCTGCATAGTGTCTTAGGTCTTTAGGTTGAGGTAGGTAACTACTACCAGCATCGTGAGTAACTACATCTGTAAAGTTTGTCATATTAGGTGAATGTCTAAACTCAACCACACCTGTTGCTCCTTGCCTATGCTTCTCAAATAGGTAAAAAATATGATTGGTGTATGGATTGCCATTATCATCATTCAAACCATAGTATGATGGTCTCCATACAAACGCTACTGAGTCTGCATCTTGCTCCAATGAACCAGATTCTCTTAGATCAGATAGAATTGGTTTCTTATCTGGTCTTTTCTCCACCTCACGACTAAGTTGAGCCAATGCTATAATTGGTATACCTAACTCTTTCTGTGCTGCTTTTAGTGTACGACTTATCTCAGCTACCTCTGCTTCACGATTGCCACCTTTAAAGCCTTCTATTGTCATTAGTTGTAAGTAGTCTATGATTGCCCACTTACACCTACCTTTTCTATGTTCTCTCTTCATTACCCTAATTGCCTCGTGTACACCACACCTTGCCTTATCATAGATTAGAAATGGTGCTTTCTCAATGCTGCCAATGGTCTGCTCAAATGAATGCAATTCTGATTGACTAAGGTTACCATCTCTAAGTCGTGAAGAGTGGATTGAGTCACCAGCCTCTTGTAAAATTAACCTTTGACATAGTTGAGATTTATTCATCTCAAGGTTAAAATAGATACCAGCCTCACCTGTTTTCATTCCGTGAAAGAGTGCAAGTGCAGTCTTACCCATACTTGGTCTACCAGCAATGATAATAAATTCTGGGTGGAATCCACCTGTAAACTTATTGAGTGAGTTTAGACCAGTATTAAGACCAGTAGTCTTACCAGATTGAGTTAGTGCTGCTCTTCTATAATATGCCTCACGTTCATCATTTGTAAGGTCAGATAGGTTAATGATGTTATCTGAATTGCTACCAGTATCAAGTAGGTTAGTCAATGACTTGATGATTGATGTGGCAGTTGTGAAACCATCTGTATTACTTAGACCTAATGACTGCTCAGTTACGATTGATGCTATTGACCGCTTAATGTGTTCATCTTTTAAGATAGCAATGTATTCATTAACTGGTTCATTGTAGGTCAAGTTGTTTGACCACATCACTATCTCAGATGTTTCTTTAGGTGTGAACTTATCAATCTCGTTTGCACTCATAAAGAAATTGACAATGTTAGGTGTAAGACCTTTGTCAATTACTTTCTTGATTATTGCATATGATCGTGAGGTAAGCACCTCATTAAAGAGATGCTCACCTAATTGTGGTATTAGTTCTTGGTGGGTCTCACCTGTCATAAGAATACCTATTAGTGCTTGTTGTGGGTTTGTCATTCTGGTAGATAATCAAATGTTTTTAATTCAAGGATTCTATGCTCTGCTTTGAATTGATTGTTGCACATAAGTGCTGCACGTTTCAATTCATAGTTAAGTAAGTTACTTGCTTGACCAATTAGTTTACTCATTGCAGCTGCTTTGGCTGCATCAATTTCATCTGATTCTAATTTCTCCATTGTTTTGCATAATAATGCAAACATAGATTTTGTGTTTACTGGCATCATAGTTTTTTGAGTTTTCGATTTATGTTTCTGATTATTGATTTCATTCTTACAACGTCAACTATTTCTTCATTAGCTACTATCTTTTCAATTCTTTCTTCATATTCTTTTTTCATTTCATCTTGATAGGATTCTAATTTTTCTGCTTTTCTAAAACAACTTTTGCATACTACAGAATTTTTATCATCTGATTGATAAGAATTAACTTGACCACACCACATATAGTCTGTTTTGATTGATAATGGACATTTAACACAATCAAATGTTGTTTTAATAATTTTTTCAATCTTATCCACTTTATAAGAAATAGGAATAGTTTTTTTTATTTCTTGCCTTGACCACAATGTTAAACTATGTAAATCTTCAGCATTAATATTAATCTTTAAATCTTCACATTCAGATTTCTTAGCATCCAGTAGACCTATTAGAAATGCATCTTTGATATCATCAAGTTTGGATATCAGATCGTCTATCAATTGTATCATTGATTAAATAATTAATAATCTATTTGGTTGTCCATTAAAGCAGTTTCAATGGTTTTGATTTTTTGCTCTATTAAAAAGATATCAATTTCTCTATATGGTATCCACCCATCTTTATCTCTTGATAGACACAATTCTAACATATCCTTTGATTTTTTTAATGATTCAATTGTTTCTTTTAATTCTAAGATTAATGCTTCCCTGTGTATTCTTGTAAGTTCCATAACGATTGATTTATTGAGTAAGTGAATGGGTGGTTGTTAGCCACCCTTGATTAGTTAAACTGATAATGTGTATTTTCTTAATGAATATTTTGAGCCATAGCATTCAAAACATATACCTTGACAATAGTAATGAAATGCTTGTATAATACCTTTGCCATTACATCTTGTACATTCGCAAACTTCTAATCCACTTAATTGAATTGATGTAGTATGCTTATCTGATACATTTGGATTCTGTAATATTTTACCTACATTTTTCAATACATCATCAGCAGAAATCCAATGTGATACATAAGTTCTTCTTGTCCATCCATAGGCTTTAATTTGAATATTAAATTCAATCATTTTGCCATTAGAGTCAATGTGATTTTTGTTAGTCCAAACTCTACCTTTTTCAGCAATCTGAACATCTACAATACCATCAGCTAAAACCTTGTTAAGTGTTTTAACAATAAAACTACGATTGTCACCTTGCTCTGGTCTACCAGCAGCAGTAAAAAGTTTGTTAACTAAATTTTCTGTCTTCATAATGTTTAATTGATTAGTGAATTATTGTCTGACAAAGATATACAATATTTTGATTACGCAATACATTTATAAAATATTTTTAATTATTTTTTTTAAATGACATCATCACCTACATATTTTTGACCTTGTGAACTACGATTGAATACAGCTGGTGCTTGTTTAACAAAGTTGGTAGTGTTATTAGATTTGAGTTCATAAATGGTAGACCAGTTATTTTCTATTGAGTTTTCAAGAATCTTA